GGCGGCATACAATGCGAAAAATAATTCAAACCTTAAAGCTCCAGCTCCAAACCCTAAGACAAAGGCTGACGAAGGCCGTAAAAAGTCTTTTTGTGCGCGGATGAGTGGAGTCCCCGGCCCGATGAAAGACGATAAGGGCCGACCAACCCGTAAGGCTGCGGCCTTGAAAAACTGGAATTGTTAATGGATGAGAGTTCAATACTTGCGCGAGTTGCGGAACTTAATCAACAACGCGCCGTCACCGTTGCAAATCTTCAAGCGTTGGATGGAGCGATTGCGGACTGCAATTGGTGGCTTGCGAAGATCAAGGCAGATACCGTCAAGATTAACGAAAACGAGGGGAATGACTGATGGCTACCGGACTTTACGCGAACATCCACGCCAAGCGCGAGAGGATCAAAGCTCAAAAGGCAGCGGGCAAGACTCCAGAAAAGATGCGAGCCCCCGGAAGCAAGGGAGCGCCAACAGCAAAGGCGTTCAAAGAGTCAGCCAAGACAGCAAAGAAGTAGCCATGCTGAAGAAATCCACGACAGACAAGGCGTTCAAGCAGAACATCAAGACCGAGGTCAAGGCTGGCAAGCCGGTCAAGCAAGCGGTTGCGATAGCTTACGCAGTTAAGCGGGAAGCCAAAAAGGGTACTAAAGGTAAGAAGTAATGCCCACCCTCTCAGACTTATTCAATCTTGATCCGAATGTTGAGAGGTTAAGCCTACTACCCCGGATGCGGGGATCATTGCCGTCAGAGAAGTCAGTAATGATGCCTGACCGGTATATGCCTGATGTCATAGCTCCCAAGATCCTGTACGACTTTATCCGGGCGATCAAGGCTCCGGGCCGAGCTGCGCGGGGCGAGGTGCTGGACGAGGAAGAAGCTTTGAACGTAGCGACTAACGTCATGGGCGGCGGGATGCTCTCAAGTGGTGGCGCACCGGCTGGCTCATTGGGTATGTTTATTGGCCCAAAGTCCCCTGCGTTCAACAAAGAAGCTCTTAAAACTGCGCTAGAACTAGAAAAGGCTGGGGTCAAACCAGAGGAAATCTGGCGGCAGACCATGACCGGCAGGGGTTTGGATCAAAAGTTTAGACAGGAAATTAGCGATAAAGAGGCTTTGCTAGACATGAGCAAGGTTCCGCAGCGCCCGGATCGTAACCAAATTGCTAATCAATGGTTGGAAGAAAAAGGATTTATCCCAAAAGAAAAAGAGGGAATTTGGGGAGTTGGCACTTCCCATGAATTAATACCGAGAGCAGCTCAAGAAGAAGCTCTGCGCTATGCAAATACTTATTTGGGGTCGATGGCTACGCCTACAACGCGGTTAACTTCTGCGTTAACTCACCCAGAATTAGAAGAAGCCTATCCAAATTTAATAAATAATCTTCAGTTAGGTAAGGAAACATCAACGAGTGGGGTGCGTGGTCGTTACGATCCGGGCAAAAAGCTGGTAACGACCGGTGGCTCTGAAATGTTTGGCAAGTCACCAGAGTTTGAGGCTCGGTCAACGCTTTTACACGAAATCCAACACGCCATACAGGAAACAGAGAATTTTGGTCGGGGTGGTAGCCCGAGTATGGCAAAAGAAATTGCCAAGGCTCAATTCAAAGTGGATATAGCCCCGTTTGCGGCTAAAAATACTTTGAACGAATACTCATGGAAGCAGTATGGAGACGCTGCGCGGTCGGAATATATGCTCCGTCTGTCAGACATAGCCAATCGGGAAAACATCAAGCCAAGGACAATTTACAAACTTCAAGATTGGTACAGATACGGGGACGAATATCAACGCCAAGCTGGGCAACAGCCAAAAAAACCGGGGCCAGCGAGGGACGCATGGTTTCAAGGGGCTGCGGATTACATCTATCAACAAAACAAAATGACTGACCCCCGGTATCAATCATTGCCCTACAAGACGATCCGCGAGGCAAAAAACGCCGAAAAACGGGCAATGACCCAGATCAAAAAGACCGATGAAGCGCGGCAAAAGTATCAGGCAATTAAGGCCAAAGAAAAGAATACTCAGGGCATGACCGATGAGGAAGTGTACCGGCGGCTTGCGGGAGAGGCAGAGGCAAGGCTTACGCAGACGCGCCAAAACCTAACGATGGACGAAAGACGGGAAAACTACCCGTTTGCGACCCGATGGGAAAAAACGTCTTATGAAGGTGGAAGGCCAATCACTACGGAGAAGTTCAACCAGTATGGTCTGGATATACCCAAACAGGAAGCTATTGCCTACACAGACCTTGAGCAACCTTTTGACCCAATGCTTCAGTTCTTGCGGTCTACTGAGCCCGTGGATGATCCCCTAATGCGTTTTCTTTCTGCACCTCAAGGGAAATAATCACAGAACTGGTTTTTTCCATAAGTATTTCAACGGCTGCATTTAAAGTCTGCAACTTATGAAAATCGGGCAGATTTGCGAACTCCTTACTAAACTTGATTGAAGTCTTGTTGCCAGAACGAAACAGAGCAAACATAGCACTAGACATAGAACCTCCAAAAGTGGACAAACAGGTTACAACAAAAAGGTTGCAAAGTAAACAATAAAAGTTCACAATCCAATTCTGTGTAAGGAACTTATAGATTGAGTTAATCAATATGGCCGCACCGATAGGTAACACAAATGCTGTAAAGGGAAAGATGTTCCATGACGCTTTGCGTAAGGCTCTGGTTCAGAACCCTGCGAGACTCCCAAGGATAGTAGAGACCTTGCTGACTGCGGCTGAGACCGGAGAGGCTTGGGCAGTCAAAGAAGTAATTGACAGGCTAGACGGCAAGGCAATCCAGATCAACCAGATGGAGAACGCCGATGGCTCTCCAATCCTTAACGCGATACAGGTCACGTTCATAAAGCCGCCCGAGACCATTGATGTCTGATGACAGGGAGCTACTTGAACAGGCCGTAGCCAAGGCCGAGTTCCCGGTCAAACTTGCGTGCCTCTTTGAGCCCAAGCGTTATAAGGTTCTTTACGGGGGACGAGGTGGGGCGAAGTCTTGGGGAGTGGCAAGAGCCCTATTGATCAAGGGAGCCAAAGACCCGCTACGAATCCTCTGCGCCCGAGAGTTTCAGGTCTCAATCAAGGACTCAGTCCACAAGCTTTTGGCTGACCAGATAGCAGCTCTGGGTCTATCGGAGTTCTACGAGGTAACGAACACCTCGATCAGGGGTAGGAACGGAACCGAGTTCTTCTTTGCGGGACTGAAGAACAACATCATGTCCATCAAGTCTTTTGAGGGTGTGGACATCTGCTGGTGCGAGGAAGCCCAGACCATCTCCAAGACTAGCTGGAACGTCCTGATCCCAACCATCCGTAGGGACAACTCAGAAATCTGGGTGACCTTTAACCCGGAGCTGGAGACCGATGAGACCTACCAGCGGTTCGTGATCAGCCCACCTGATAACGCGATAGTCCAGAAGATCACATGGCGCGACAACCCGTGGTTCCCCCAGACCTTGCGGGAGGAAAAGGAAAACCTTGAGATCCACGACCACAACGCCTACCTGAACGTCTGGGAAGGCTTATGCAGACGGACGGTCGATGGGGCGGTCTTTGCCCAAGAGATGACTTTGGCTGAGATGGACGGAAGGATTACTAAAGTTCCGTATGACGCTATCAAGCCCGTCCACGCGGTATTTGACTTGGGCTGGGCAGACAACACGGCAATATGGTTCGTTCAGTTCATAGGCTTTGAGATCCGGTTGATCCGTTACCTTGAGGACAACCAAAAGACCATGAGCTACTACTTGGCCCAGCTTCAGTCCCTAGGTTACGTTTACGACACCATCTGGCTACCCCATGACGCTGAGAACACGACCCTAGCTGCGGCTGGTCGGTCGATTGCGGACATAGTTAGGGGAGCGAATTACAAGGTGCAGATACTTCCGAGAGTGCCGGTCACGGACTCAATCAACGCGGCCCGCACGATTTTCCAGAAGTGTTACTTTGATAAAGAAAACTGCCAACAAGGGCTACAATGTCTGCGGCACTATCGGTATGATGTTGACCCAGATACTAAACAGTTCTCGAAAACGCCTGTCCATGATATCTGGTCGCATGGGGCAGACGCATTTCGCTATATTGGTTTGGTGGTAAACGAACCCCGGAAGGCTGGCCCCAAGAAGCCGGTGTACCAGATTCCGGGCTCATGGATGGGGTGATATATGGCAAAAGTAGACGTTCCGAGTGCTATCCCTGCGGACAGCCGCATACAGGAAGCAATAGATTTTCTTAAGTTTGCAAACGAGGCTGACACCGAAAACCGTCAGCAGGGTCTCGATGACCTAAAGTTTTCCGCAGGGAATCAATGGCCTGTTGAGGTTCAAAACTCCCGCCACCTAGAGGCTAGACCATGCCTCACGATAAACAAGCTCGATGCTTACGTCAGACAGATAGTCAACCAGATGCGTCAGTCCCGTCCACGGATGCGGGCTCACTCGATGAACTCCGAGGCCAACGCAAAGGTTGCGGACATTATCACCGGGATATTCAAGCACATCGAGGTTAACTCTGACGCTGATACGGCCTACGACACCGCTGGCGAGTATGCCGTCCGTATCGGCTGGGGCTACTGGCGCGTTATTACCGACTATGTGCGGGACGATTCGTTTGACCAAGAGATTTACCTAAAGCCCATCGACAACCCGTTTTCGGTCTATTTTGACCCTAACTCAGTCCAGCCTGACGGGTCGGACGCTGAGAAGGTGTTGATCACGACCCTAATGAGCAAGGATGACTTTAAGATCCAATACCCCGGAGCCGATGACGGCGGTGACTTTAACCAGCGCGGAACCGGTGACTTTGACCCCGATTGGGTTCAAAAGGAGGACATCCGGGTTGCCGAATACTTCTATTGCGAGCGCAAAAAGACAAAGCTCTTACTTCTCTCCGATGGGACGAAAGTCTACAAGGACGAGGCCCCAAGCCCTGAGATTATGATGGCTGCGGGCATTACCGTGGTTGGCGAGCGCGACACCATGCGTAAGCAGATCAAGTGGTGCAAGCTCACGGGTCTTGAGATCCTTGAGGAACGCGATTGGGTTGGTCGCTACATTCCCGTGGTTCCGGTCTACGGTCAGCAGCTCACGGTTGAGGACAAGCGCAAGAAGTACGGCTTGGTGCGGAACGCCAAGGACGCTCAACGTATGTATAACTACTGGCAGACGAGCTTGACTGAGAGCATTGCCTTGGCTCCGAAGGCCAAGTGGCTACTAGCCGAAGGTCAGGACGAGGGCCACGAGAACGAGTGGGCTCAGGCCAACATCAAGTCCATGCCGGTCTTGCGTTACAAGCAGACGGACATCAACGGCAAGGAAGCCCCACCACCTCAGAGGCTTCAGCCAGAGCCACCGCCAGCCGGTGTTATTGCGGCGGCTATGAGCGTGGACAAGGACTTGCAGAGCGTGGTCGGTATATTCGATCCGTCCCAGCTCCCCCAAGGCAATATGTCTGGCAAGGCCATCCGGGGTCAGCAGATGCAAGTGGACATGACCAACTTCCACTTCTACGACAACATCACTCGGAGCATCAAGCACACCGGTCGGATCATCCTAGACCTGATTCCGAAGATTTACGACCGCGAGCGCGTCCTTCGGATCATTGGGTATGACGGTCAGCCCGAGATGATCACCGTGAACCAGCGGGTTCAGGACGAAATGGGTGTCGAAAAGGTATTAAATGACGTAACCGTGGGCGAATACGATGTCTTTATGGACACCGGCCCCGGCTACCAAAGCAAGCGTCAGGAAGCTGTCGAAGCCATGATGCCCATGATCTCAACGAATCAGGAGTTATTTAATCTTGCGGGTGACTTGGTGTTCAGGAATATGGACTTTCCGGGCGCGGAGGTTATCGCGGATAGGCTTGCGGCTAACAACCCATTGGCCCAGATTGACGAGAAGTCTGAGATACCACCGCAGATCCAGATGAAGCTCATGCAAGCCGAGAAGCAGATTGCTGATATGCAGCAAATGATTGCGGCTATGGAGCTTGAGAAGCAGTACCGTGGGGACGTAGAGAACATCCGTCAGGAAGGCGAGACCAAGCGCAAGCTCATGGATGTCACCTCGCGGGCCTACAACACCGACACCATCAACGAGGCTAAGGTCAACCAGCAGATCCTCAACAGTCAGGCCAACCAGAACAAGGCCGAGCTGGACGCTATCACCAAGATGCTCTTGAAGCGGATGGACGTTGGCGAGCTGCGTCAGGTCATAGCCGAGAAGGACGCGGAACAAGCTCAGGTAGCTGCGTTTGCGGAACAAGAGGTCAACAAGTCATCTAACCCGTTCTTGCAACAGGAGCAACAGATAGCCCAGATGTGATAGTTGACACCTATCTAGAAACAGTTTTTAATACGACTTACCTACCAATGGGTTCATTGGGTTTATTCTTGGAGTAATCCATGTCTGAAGCAGCACAAGAAGTTCCAGCCCGGAAACAGGCGGGGACTGTAGTAACGAGTGAGAATTTAGCTGAGTTTTCGTTAGCAAAATTAGGTTTAGCGCCCGATGGATCTCCTGCTGAGGCCGCAAATGCGGAGCCGGTAGTCGAGGCAGAGGCGAGTGAACCAAGCGAAAGTGAAGCTGCGACAGGTGAAAAGAAGCAAAACCCAAAACTTGAGAAGCGGTTTTCAGAACTGACTAAGCAGCGTGAAGCGGCCCGCCAAGAAGCGGAACGTGAGCGCCAAGCCCGTCAAGAGCTGGAGAATCGGATCAAGGAGCTGGAGACTAAGGCTAACCCTGCGAGAGCAGAACCGGCAGATCCAGACCCCAAACCCGATCCAAGCCAGTTTAATGATGCGCTGGAATATGCTGAAGCTCTGGCTGAGTGGACTACTGATAAGAAGTTGCGGGAGCGTGATGAGCAAGAGATGTCTCGCAGGGCGCAGGAAGAACAGAGCCGTAAACAGGTCGAGTTCCAAAAGCGCGTAGAAACTGCAAAGGCAAATCTTCCGGACTATGAGGACACAATCGCCGCCGCTGGTGATATACCAGTAAGCGCACCGGTTGGGGAATCGATTGTCGATAGTGAGTATGGGCCTGAAATCCTTTACTACCTAGCCGACAACCCGGACTACGCACGTTCCCTAGCGGAGAAGTCATTGACCGCGCAACTACGCGAGATTGGGAAGTTGGAGGCAAAGTTTGAAAAAACCGCGACTCCTAGCAAAAAGGAACCTGTAGCGAAGAAATCGAACGCCCCTGCGCCGATTTCGCCTATCAAGGCAAGCAGTAGCTCCGTGGACACCGGTTTGGATTCAGACCGAGCGTTTCATGGAACCTACCAGCAATGGAAGGCTGCTCGCCTTGCCGGGAAGATTCGGTAAGTGGCAACTACTAACCTTTTATGGAGTAATTAAAAATGGCAAATAATTTGCTAACCATCTCCATGATCACCAACGAGGCGTTGATGGTCTTGGAAAACGAACTTACGTTCACGGCCCGCGTTGACCGTTCTTATGACGAGCAATTTGCGGTTACTGGTGCAAAGATTGGTAATACTGTAAACGTACGCCGTCCCGGACGTTTTATCGGTACTACTGGCCCTGCGCTTAACGTAGAGGACTTCAACGAGACTTCCGTCCCGGTGACCCTCTCAACTCAGTTCCACGTTGACACCCAGTTCACCACACAGGACTTAGCCCTGTCGTTGGATATGTTCTCGGATCGCGTGTTAAAGCCCGCAATCGCTGCTATCGCCAACAAAATGGACTTTGATGGCACGACTATGGCTACTGACAACACCGCCAACACCGTTGGTACGGCTGGAGTTGTTCCCTCCGACATTGCTACGTTCCTAACCGCACAGGCTTATCTGGACGGCGAAGGTTCACCCCGCGATGGCAAGCGTTCTTGCGTTGTTGACCCCTTTACCGGTGCGTCAATCGTTGGTTCGCTCAAAGGTCTCTTTAACCCACAAGGCACTATCTCGGGTCAATACGAGAAGGGCATGATGGGTAAGGACACCATCGGAATGAACTGGTACATGGATCAGAACATTGTGTCCCATACCTACGGTTCGTATTCCACGGCTACTCTTTCCACCAACACAGCAACCTTTACCGGTTCGCTGACAACTGGCTGGGCTTCAACATCCACGATCACAATCGCTGCCGCTACTGCTAACGCTGGACTCAAGCAGGGTGACACTATTCAGATTGCTGGCGTGTTTGCAGTCAACCCCCAGAACCGTCAGCCATACGGCGGTAATGTTCTGCGTAACTTTGTCGTGACTGCTGACGTGACGATTACCTCCGGTGGCTCTGCTTCCGTAACGGTATCGCCCGCTATCATCACGGCTGGTCAGTTCCAAAACGTATCGGTTCTTTCGACCTCCTCGACTGCTGTTGTCACACCGTTTAACAAGACCGGTGTTGTCAGCCCGCAGAACTTGGTGTTCCACAAGAACGCGTTCACGTTGGCTACTGCCGACCTTGAGTTACCTGATGGCGTTCACTTTGCGGGTCGCGCATCTGACAAGCAACTGGGTCTGTCAATTCGAGTGGTTAGGCAGTACACAATTAACAATGATTCCATTCCAACTCGTCTAGACGTTCTCTACGGTTGGGCTCCCCTCTACCCCGAACTCGCTTGCCGAGTTGCGGCTTAATTAGGAAAGGAACTTAATCATGGCAAATCCGGGCCCAGCAAGTACCCAAACCTCCAACTACCTATTAAACGGTAGTGCAGCCGATGGTGTTCTCATCGGTATCGCTGGAGGTGAGGTTGGTTTTTACGGCGAGACCCCTGTGGTTCAAGCCTCTGCTATTACCCCGTTAGTCTCGACAACGGCCTCCACGGCTGACATCGCGGCTGCGGTCAATAGCATCATTACCGCAATCAAAAACATCGGCATTACCGCCTAAGATGTTTTGAAGCTACGGAGAAGCCGCCCTCAAAAGGGGTGGCTTTTCTCATTTTTAGGAATCGCATGAAGCACATAATGTTGGCAATGCCCGCCTACACAGGCGTGGTTCACATGGGAACAATGCGCTCCCTGATGACTGACTGCATCACCCTGATTAAGCGTGGTGACCGGTTTACATTCGTGGATGACGTAGGTAACGCCATGATTGCCGACTGCCGAGGCGTAATTACAACCAATTTCTACCACTCCGACTGCGATGAGCTGGTCTTTATTGACTCAGACGTTGCGTGGGAGGCCGGTGCTTTATGTAAGCTAATTGACCACCCAGTAGACTTTGTGGCTGGTGCGTACCCTGCAAGGGTTGATCCGCTAAAGTTCAATATCGGCTGGATTGAGGAGCGTCAATACCTAAGAGCTGACCCAAATACGGGGCTTTTAGAGGTGGATCGCGTCCCCACGGGCTTTCTAAAGATCACAAAAAACTGCGTAGCCAAGATGATTGAGGCTTACCCAGATACGTTTTATCACGATGCCGCAGTTAATAACCAGTTCTATCCCCTTTACGAATCGTTCATCGACCCCGAAAAGAAGTGGAAGTACGGCGAGGACTTTTCGTTCTGTAAGCGGTGGAGAGAGATAGGCGGTCAGGTATGGTTAGACCCTGAAATCAACATGGGTCACATAGGCAATAAAATCTTTGAAGGACATATTGGAAATTGGCTTAAAAGTAGGATAATTTCACAACTAACATCTGAGGTGACCCATGAACCAAATCAAAATTCTTAGCCCAACCTTTGCGTTGGATCTCACAACCTCTGCGTCTGCTGCCCTGCAAATCGTCCCCAGCTCGCCAACCCGCGCTTATCGCGTGGCCCTGCTGAACACCGGAACGGGTAGAGCTGCGGTGACCTTTGGCACGACTTCAAGCAATATGGACACCCCCGTGATTGCGTCTACGGGCGGCTCTGGGTCGCTAGTCCTACCAGCGAACATGATTTACCCTATGATTATTGACTGCGGAGCCCCAAACCTTTACATCAAGGGCATCTCATCAGGAACCAACACTCTGTACATTACGTTGGTGGCTACCGAATAAGGATTCACCATGTCGAATTCGACCGCTAATACCCAAACGACAAATTTCCTACCGGTACAAGCGACTTATGAGCCGCTGTACCCGTACAACATAATTTCGTTCATTGGGCCAGCAGGGTTGCCGTTTTACGCCCCTACGAACCCCAATTTGGACGGGGTGACGATTACCAATAGTACGATTAACAGTACGACTATCGGTCTGACTACCCCGGCTGCGGCAGCGTTTACGACCGCTACTGCGGTCAACGCACCGTCCGGTAACTTGGATCTCACTAACAAGCTCTACGTTGATTCTGCAATAGCTGGGATTTCTTGGAAGCAGCCGGTCTTAGCGGCTACAACAGGAAATATCACCCTTTCAGGCGCTCAAACGATTGACACCGTCCCCGTGGTTGCGGGGGACAGGGTTCTAGTCAAAGATCAGACCAATCAGGCGCAAAACGGTATTTATATTGTTGGGACACCTTGGGTACGGTCTGATGACGCAAACACTTGGGACGAGCTGGTATCTGCCCTAGTTTTTGTTGAGGATGGGACATTAAACGGGACGGCTTGGTACTGCTACGTTATGCAGGGCGGGACGCTTGGAACAACGGCGGTTACTTGGTCAAACTTTTCAATTGCGGGTACTTACTTTGCCGGTACGGGTTTATCCCTAGCAGCAAATACTTTTAGCATCACCAACACCGGGGTTACGGCTGCGACCTACGGCTCCGCAAGTGCGGTTCCCGTAATTGTGGTCAACGCTCAAGGCCAGATAACTAGCGCAAGTGATGCAAGTATTGCGATTGCAGCCACCCAAATTACTTCTGGAACCATCGACTCAGCTCGGATTTCGGGCTCTTACACCGGGATTACGGCGGTTGGAACCCTGTCTGGTTTGACTGTCAGCTCAACAATCAACGGGTCAATTTCAGGCAATGCTGCAACCGCAACAAGCGCAACGTCCGCAACAACGGCTACAAACCTAGCTGGCGGGGCCACGGGAAGCGTCCCGTACCAAAGTGGATCAGGCGCTACCACTTTTTTAGGAATTGGAACTACGGGTCAGATATTGACCGTATCGGGCGGCGTTCCTACTTGGGCTGCTCCAGCCGCAACTGGTGACGTAGTTGGCCCAGCGTCTTCTACAGACAACGCGATTGCGCGGTTTGACAGCATCACCGGCAAGATTATCCAGAACTCAGGGATCACCCTGTCTGACGCAAACGCCTTACAAAACGTCAACGAGATCAACTTTGACATTACGCCCACAAGCGTGGTTGGCGGTGCGGGATCACTATCTTGGAATAGTGATGACAACGCCAAGACCTTAGAGCTGATTGGAAATAACAACGTAGGGATCAAGGTTGGCGAGGAGAACTACTACCGTATCAAGGCAACAGCCACGATAACCAAGGGTCAGGTCTTGATGCTGACCGGAACGGTTGGAGCGTCTGGAGGTCTTACGGCTGCACCGGCTACCGGCCTAACAGCGGCAACTGGTAGCTACATCATTGGGCTGGCTAAAGAGTCAGCAGTTACAAACGATTGGATCTACGTTCAAGAGTTTGGCGAGGTCAAGGGAATCAACACCAGCGGGTCAACTGCCGGTGAGACTTGGGTCAACGGGGACATCCTTTATTACAACCCTGCGGTCACAGGCGGTCTTACAAAGAACGTACCAACAGCCCCAAACGCCAAGGTTCAGGTAGCTGCGGTCACATACGCAGACGCATCAAACGGAATCCTCTTTGTTCGCCCAACCTTTGAGCCACGGCTAAACGACCTCTCAAACGTCTACGCCATAAGCCCCTCTGACGGTGATGTAATCGTCTGGGATAACGGTGACTCACGCTGGGAAAACCGCGCTCAGTCAACCCTGACTGCGGGCAAGGCAACCAACCTAGCAGGGGGTGCAACAGGGTCGCTACCCTATCAGTCTGCGGCTGACACGACCACGTTCTTAGCCGCTGGCACAGACGGTCAGGTTCTAAAGCTGGCAAGCGGTGTGCCAACTTGGTCAAGTGATACGTCAGGCGTAACCATTACAGACGATACAACGACCAACGCAACCCGCTACATCACGTTCTCAAACCTGACCACCGGCAATGAGACAACCCTAGACGTATCGTCTACCAAGCTGCAATTTAACCCGTCAAGTGGCGCTCTATCAGCCCCGCAGATTAGGCTCTTGGGGTCATCTTCTGGCTACGTTGGATTACAGGGTGCGGCTGCGGCTGGGTCAACGACCTACACCCTGCCAAGTTCAGACGGTACTACCGGTCAGGTCTTGCAAACCAACGGCTCTGGCGTAATGTCGTGGGCAACCGCAGCAACGTCAAATTCAATAATTGTAGAAAATGAGCAGACCATTTCTTCTAATTATGTTTTGTCGGCGGGAACGAATGGTCAAAGTATTGGGCCTGTAACAATTGCAACTGGCGCTTCTGTAACGGTTGGCGCAGATCAAAAGTGGGTTATTTGGGGGATTTAATATGAGCAATCTAAAATTGGTTATAAGGGAGTTTTAATATGAGTAATCTAAAATTTCAAGGCAACGCAAGTGGCGCTGGTACAACCACTTTACAGAGCGCGAACACAGGATCTTCAACTACATTCACGTTGCCAGCAACTGACGGTACTAATGGACAGGCTGTTGTAACAGACGGGTCTGGCGCTCTTAGTTTTTCCTCAGTTGGTAATGTTTCCACCTCCGCAAATAATGCTTTTACTGGTGCAAACACTTTTTATAACGCCACGGGCCAAAGTTTTGGAACCGGAACGTCAACTGAAGATGGTTTTGTAATTGTAGGTAGGGCTGGAGGAAGTTCTTCATATCGATTAACTCTAACTCCCGGCACTCTTGCTGCAAGCAGAAGCGTTACATTTTTTGACCCCGGTGTTAATTACACAGTTGGTTATAGAAATATACCCGCCGTAGGAACTAAAACAGGTTCATATACGCTTGCTACGTCAGATATTGGTGAATATGTTCAGATAGGATCTGGCGGCTCAATAACAATTCCAGACGCTACGTTTGCAGAAGGTGACGTAATATCACTTTTCAACAACACTTCTGGAAACATCACAATTACTTGTTCTATTACCACGGCCTATATTGCTGGCACAGACTCAGATAAAGCCTCAATGACCCTTGCAACCCGTGGAGTGGCAACTGTATTGTTCATCTCTAGTACCGTGTGCGTTGTAACAGGAAACGTGAGTTAAATTATGAGTGGAATCATGCTTTCACTTTTAGGTGCGAAAGCAGGAGTTACATACATTACTGCAACCGGTGGTACAACTACAACTTCAGGAAACTACAAATATCATACGTTTACTGGAAATGGTACGTTTTCTGTTACTACTGCGGGATCTGGGTCGGTAGACAGCAACACGATTGAATATGTTGTAGTTGCTGGCGGCGGTGGTGGTGGAGCGCAAATTGGCGGTGGCGCTGGTGCTGGAGGATATAGAAGTAGCAGCTCAACAGTATCTTCTGGAAATTCTATTACTGTAACAGTTGGCGGTGGCGGCAATGGGGGTGCTGGCGGTACAGTTGGTCAAGCGGGAAACCCCGGAAGCGATTCTTCTTTAAGCGGATCTGTTAGCTTAACGTCAACTGGCGGTGGTCGTGGTGGTGCGTACAACAATGCGGCTGGCGGTAGCGGGGGATCTGGAGGCGGTGGTGGTGGGAATAGTGGTAGCGCCGGTTCAGGAACGTCTGGACAAGGTAACAGCGGAGGAACTGGTTCAGATAGTTCTACACGCCGGGGTGGTGGCGGTGGTGGAGCAAGTGCTGCTGGAGGCGCTGGTAATCCAAGTGGTAATGCCGGTAGTGGTGGCAATGGAAGCACATGGTTAAATAGTTCTACTTACGCTGGTGGTGGTGGAGGTGGCGTAGATTCTGCTTATGGTGGATCTCCGGGTTCTGGAGGCTCCGGTGGTGGCGGTGGTGGCGCGTCAGGGCTTACGGCGGGTACTGCTGGCACTACAAATACTGGTGGTGGCGGCGGCGGTGGTGGAAATCAATCTGGTAGTTCTAGCGGCGCGGGCGGTAACGGTGGTTCCGGTATTGTAGTTATTCGATATAGGTATCAATAATATGAGCGGTATTCACCTAATGTTTGTTGGCGCAAAACAACCCGTGTCTTTTATTACGGCAACTGGTGGTACTGAGACAACTTCTGGAAATTACAAAATTCATACCTTTACTGGAAGCGGAACTTTTACGGTTACTGCGGTTGGTTCCGGTTCGGTTGATAGCGACAAAGTTGAATATGTGGTTGTTGCTGGTGGCGGTTCTGGTGGAAATGGTACTGGTGGCGGCGGCGGTGGTGGCGCTGGTGGGTATAGATCATCAGTAGTTGGAGAAAACTCTGGTGGTGGCTCATCAGCAGAATCAAGATTAACTGTAACGGCAACTTCTTATACTGTAACTATTGGCGGTGGTGGAGCGTCTTCAAGCGCAAATGGTTCAAATTCAGTTTTTGGATCAGTCACATCAACTGGTGGTGGAGGCGCTGCTGGCGGTGGGACAAACAACGGAAATTCTGGAGGCTCCGGTGGTGGTGGAGGTGGAGGTTCACCGGGATCTCCCGGTTTGGGTGGTTCTGGAACTGCTAATCAAGGATATAAAGGCGGTAACGGGAAAACTGATAACGCAACCTATCGAGCTGGTGGCGGGGGTGGTGGCGCTGGAGCAGCGGCTGCTGACGTATCTTCAAACCCACCAACCGCAGGTGGTGTTGGCGTAAGTAGTAGCGTTAATGGATCAGCCACATTCCGGGCTGGTGGTGGTGGGGGTGGTGGAAACGGAGGCGGCGCAGGAGGCGGTGCTGGCGGCAATGGCGGCGGTGGCGCTGGATCAACCTCGGGAGCTGGAACTGCTGGAACTGCCAATACAGGCGGTGGTGGCGGTGGAAGCGCAAATGCAGTAAACGGCGCTAACGGTGGTTCTGGAATTGTAATTGTTAGATATAGGTATCAATAATGGCACACTTTGCAAAACTTGATGAAAACAATGTAGTGCTTGAAGTCAATGTAATTGACAACGAAAATCTA